TATGAATGATATGAAATTATGCCCTGATTGTGGAGCACGGTTATTAAGTCCGAGTTATCCCAAATTACACACTTGCACAAAAGCAGACTTGCATAAAAGGGTCAAGCAACTCCAAGCCGAGAACAAGCAATTAAAAGGCGAAGAACCGATACCGGTCGCCTGGTGGAAAGACGCCCCCAAACTTGCCCAGCGCACGATGGAACGCATCATGGAACGCAACAATGAGCAAGCCAAACGAATCGACGAGTTTGAGCGTAAGATTGAAAATATGCATCACGCTATTTCTGGAATACAAGATGGCGGTTGTAGGATGCAGGTAAATGACGACATAGAGGCGAGGCAAAAAGAAGATGCACGGACAGTGGAACCTATGTTTGAAAAAGAGCAAGCCCAGAAAGGGAAATGATTATGAATGATATGAAATTATGCCCTGATTGTGGAGCACGGTTATTAAGTCCGAGTTATCCCAAATTACACACTTGCACAAAAGCAGACTTGCATAAAAGGGTCAAGCAACTCCAAGCCGAGAACAACCAAAGAAAACAAACCAACATTGACTTCAATAACGGCTATGAATCCGCTCAGCGTGGCGAACCGGCTGGGAAAAAGCAGGACGATGTATTATCTGGCTGGAAAGTATTTATGTTTGATGAGCTTGAGGCTGCTTTTGCGAAGATTAAAAATTGGACAAAGGCATATCCTTTGCAGGTGTTCCCTGAGCCAGATTTTAAGAAGGCCGCAACTGTGTTGAAAGCCGCCGGAATAAACATAGAGGCCATAAGTGCTTCAAATATGCGGCACGTTCTTGAGGGCGTAAAAGGTATAGTTGAGAAAGCCCAGAAGAAAGGTGGTGTGAAATGACAAATGATGAGAAAAAGAAAATCTGTGGAATAATAGATAGAGGAACTTGGCAACATAGTTGTCATTTATTAAAAACCGAATATGGCTATACAGACTGGATGAACAAAAAAAATCTCCAAGAATGTTATGAAATTGCGGTAACGGCAGCTAACGAAGGAATGAATCTAATGTACTTGGCGGGTGAGGTTAAAACTATATTAATAGCAGAAATATGTGAAATTGAAATTCAAGAAAAAATAGACGCAGGACCAGAGCAAACCACGAAAGGCGAAGAATAGATGTCAAACAATGTGATTGATTACGATTACAAATTAGTGGTGTTGGGAAACCCTCGAGCGCAAGGCAGGCCGAGAGCAAGGCACGCCGGCAGGTTTATCCAGATTTATGACGACCCGAAATCAGCCAAAGAGAAAAAGAAAATTGAGGTGATAATCCAAGAGCAGGCACCGGATAAGCCTTTGGATTGCCCGTTGCGGGTTGACTTATATTTTTACCTGCCGAGGCCAAAGGGACATTATGGCACTGGCCGGAACGCCGGGAAGCTAAAAGCATCAGCACCGCTCAATCATACAAAAAAGCCAGATATTGATAATCTTCGCAAACTTATTATGGATTCGCTAACGGGGATATTTTACAGAGATGATTCACTGGTTTGTGAAGGGTTGACAAGAAAAGTTTATTCGGACAGGCCGAGGATAGAGATTTTTATCAAAAAGCAAAACGATTAGCGGAATGTTTGATTGCTGAAAGGGAAAAAAATGTCAACGAAAATTCAATGGACAGATGAATCGTGGCAACCAGTTGTCGGCTGCACAAAGGTCAGTGCCGGATGCGATAACTGTTACGCCGAGAAGATGGCGGAAAGATTAGCTGCTATGGCCTGTTCAATTAAAAGAAAAAAGCCGCCCACAGAAAGTATGTTAGCGTACACTAAAGCAATTAAGATGTGGTTTGACCCCAAAACAGAAAAGTCCTTCTGGAAGGATTGGTCGGGGAAAACAATTTGTATTGAATCGGTCCTCGATAAACCCCTGCACTGGAAGAAGCCGAGGAAGATATTCGTTTGCTCTATGGGTGACCTATTCCATCCAGGCGTGCCGTTTGCGTTTGTTGCGGATGTTTTATCAGTGTTGTCGGTTTGCAAACACCATACTGGGCAGATTTTAACAAAACGACCAGATAGAATGTTAGAAATTTTTACGGACTCACGATTAAGAAAACACATTTCAAAACGAACGCTTGAGTGGGATTTGGGATATGCAGTTGTTAATCCCGAACGTGATGAGGGTTGGCCTTTATCAAACGTCTGGCTTGGCGTAACCGCTGAAAATCAAAAATGTGCTGATGAGCGAATACCTATACTCTTGCAGATACCGGCGGAAATAAGATTTTTATCGATTGAGCCTTGCCTTTCTTCTGTGGATTTGTGTTATGAAGCAGAAAACTCTTATTGTAAAACAAGACCCTTACATATTGATTGGGTAATCATTGGCTGTGAGTCCGGCCCGAAACGCCGCCCATGCAAACTCGAATGGGTGCGGTCGATAGTTGAGCAATGTAAAGCTGCTGATGTGCCTGTGTTCGTTAAGCAATTAAGCATTAACGGGAAGGTCAGCCACAAGATGTTTGAATGGCCGGAAGATTTACGTGTGCGCCAATATCCGAAAAACTAATTAAAGGAGAATGAAGTGGATATGGACTGGGAAATGTTTGTCAAGTCATTCGTAGCAGACATAGATGAGGACATTGCCAAAAATTACGACCCTGCTACGGCAGAAACGCCAGAGGACGTACCATTGTTTTTAGCAGATGCCGTTGCCTCAGCCAAAAGGTATGCAGAACAATATCTGGGCATTAAAGGAGAATGAAGTGAAAAGAATAATGTTAATTCTGGCACTCCTGCTTGTTGCCGGAGTCGCAGGATGCGGAGAAGAGTTTGCCGTTGGCTTTGGCACGGGCGCAGCGACAGCGAAGGCATTGGCCGATGACGCGCAGGAGCGTGCGATTGAGGCCGTAAACGAGCTTAACGCAGAAACCAATAAGCTCAATGCCAATATCGATGCGGTCAAGAGTATTGATGTTACAGACTTTGTTAAGCCGGAGACAGTCGAGGCAATCAAGTCATTGCAAGGCAGAGAAAAAGAAATAACGCTTTGGATTGCATTAGCCTCACTGTTACTTGGCGGCTCGGGCGTGAACATTTACAAAAATCAGAAGAAGCAAGGCGGTGAATGATGAAATCCAGAGGCAAGACTATTGAAACTGGTAAATTGGTGTATGGGTATCAAGTTAAGCTACTTGATAATAGTATCATAATTGTCGAAGAGGCGGCCAAGACCACAAAAAACCATCCACACTATCCATCGGTTAGTTTAGGCAAATACCACGAAGTAATCCCAGAATCCGTCGGGGACTACGCAGGCTTCAGTGACTGCCAAGGGCAGGAGATATACACGGGGATGAAGGTCAAGGGACGTTACCCGGGCTCGGATGTCGGGACTGTTGTTTTGGCGGGCGGTTGTTTCCGGATTGATACTGGAGTCGCCCTATGCAACTATCTGTATCTTGAAATTATGGGAGATTGAGAAAATGAAATACCGACACCTGCACGGCTATAAATACGAACTGCTCGAAACCGAAGCGATTGACACTAAAATCACTGGCGTTGAGCTTACAACGGAATACATCTGCCTTTGGCCTGACGGAAGACTGTTTGTCAAAAAGAGGTATGCGTGGGATGGTGCTTCTTTTTTAACATTCGATACCAAATCTTCGATGCGAGGTTCATTGTTCCACGATGCTCTTTACCAGCTTATGCGAGAAGGGCTGCTCAACAGGGATGAGTGGCGTAAATACGCAGACGATGAAGTGCTACGAGACATTTGTATTGAAGATGGTATGTGGCCTGCCCGTGCGAAGCTCTGGTATTGGTTTGTAAGGAAGTTCGGCAAAGGCAGTTCAATGCCACGCAAAAAACCAAGAGGCAAAATTGTTGAGATTGAAAAATAACAAAAAAGACTTGACAGATGATAGCACAGTATAATACAATACGGGCGGATAGGTTTAGCGACCGAAAAGCAGGGCATCCTAACCTGCCTGCCGCCCAAATGGTTTTAGGAACTATTATAGGAGATAGTATTATGAAACGTATCAAATTAACGCAAGGTCAAGTCGCTTTAATTGATGACGCTGACTTTGAATGGTTGAATCAATGGAAGTGGAGCGTACAAAAAAACCATAGAAGGTCTTATGCAATAAGGAGTTTGTACGAAAAAGGGAAAAGAATTGCCACAATAAGGATGCACAGGTTAGTTATGGATGCCCCCAAAGAATGCGAAACTGACCACATAAACCACAATGGATTGGACAATCGCAGAAACAATTTACGTCTTTGTACGCACCAACAAAATATGCAAAACCAAAGGGGAAACCGAAACACATCATCCCGATTTAGGGGTGTTTATTTTGAGAAAATTATCAACAAATGGCGAGCACAGATAAGATGCAACGGTATTGTTTACCATTTAGGAAATTTTGATAACGAAATAGATGCAGCAGTAGTTTATGATAAAAAAGCACTACAGTTGTTTGGTGAATTTGCTTGTCTTAATATCACCAAGAAGATTAGCTTATGTGCTGGCTAAAAAGTATGGAAACCCGAAAGCGGTGGTATGAAAAAGACTAAATGCACAATCTGCGGCATATATGGCCAGTGGGTTAAACTTGAGAATAGCAAACCCTGCTATCCGTGTTATATGGATATTTTAGCACGGCGAGACCCTGCACGAAGTGGAAAATATGAGCGAATGAAGGATGAATGGCTGGAAAACAACAGAGTAGATAAGGATAAAAATCAATGAGAACCGGAAAAGGGATTTTGGATATGAAAGTAGGCGAAACTATGCTATTCTATCCACAGTTCTGCCTTGATTGTATGGAGCGAAACATAAGCCGGACAGAGGCCAATCCCTGTCCTTTTTGTGGCAGCGAAAACGTAGTAAATCACAAAAGAGAAATATACAAAGACAGAGTAAAAGGATGACAATGAAAAACACTAAAAGAAACAGATTGAACGGAGAAAATACTTTAATTTTTTCTAAAGTTTTATTTGACACATCACCAAATACGCCTATTATACAATTTATGAACGCACATTTCACAGCTATTGTTGAAGCAGTGTGCGAAATCAATCGCAACCTGCTCCTGCTACGTGGTGAGTGCTCCAACTCTATGGGGGTCGATGTTATTGACGATACTGTTGACACAATCAATTCTTTCGAATCGTTAGAGCTGCACGCATTAAGACAAGTGTTCGAGAAGGGGGACTTCGCATAATGGCAAAGAAAAAGAAAAGCAGCAAAGCATACGTTCCCTCTTTAAGTTTAAGGCAAAGGAAATTCTGCGAGTTATTTGCTACGAATGTGGACTTTTTCGGTAACGGTGTTCAATCTTACATAGAAGCCTATAACGTAAAGCCGAGAAATTATAATTCAGCTAAAACAGGTGCAAGGCGATTGTTGACAAAGGATTACATTTTAGCTTATATCAACGATATTATGGAAGAAGTCGGGTTTAATGGAGCTCACGCTGATAAACAACTTGGTTTCTTAATGACTCAAAACGCAGAAATGGGTGTGAAATTGGGGGCGATCAAAGAATTCAATGCTTTGAAAAGTAGGATTGTGAAAAAGGTAGAACTTGGCGGCAAGGATGGCAAGCCGATACCGATAAGCATAGTTGATTTCGCAAAAGCTGATGATACCGAATAAATTATTCCTGGACAGATTAGCCAAGCACGAATTGGAAGTGCTGTCGGCCTTTGATTGTAAACGGGCAGGTGGTATTCGCCGGTTCTTTATGATTGAATGGCACAGACGAGCACACAAAACCACTTTGAGCATAAACTTACTTATCCGAGAGTGCTGCAGATATCCTAAAGCGAAATATGCGTATGTCGCACCTACTCAGGTATGGGCGAGGGAAGTCGTCTGGGACGACCCTACAATGTTATGGGACGCTCTGCCAGATAAAGCAGAAATGAACTGGGTGGCGAATGAGCAGAAGATGCTTATCAAGTTTGCTAACGGTTCGATGTTGAAGATAGGCGGTTCTGATAAACCTGATGCCTGGCGTGGTGTGGATGTTGATGGTGCGGTATTTGACGAATGGGCACTGCACAAGAAGGAAACGTGGTCCGAGATATTCAGGCCGGTCATAGCAGGCCCGAAAAAGCCCGGGCACCGTGAACGATGGGCGATGTTCCCTTATACGCCAAAGGGTCATAACCACGCTGTGCAAATGTTTAATGTCGCAGCCTGTATCGAAAGCGAAGCACGATTGCCAGTTAGCGGCCAGTCTGCCAAGCACAAACCAGGCTGGTTCGCAAGTCGCTTGACTGCAGACTTTTCAGGGATAATATCACAATCAGAATTAGAACTGATGCAGCAGGAAGTTGCGGACGGCATAATAACTCAAGCCGAATACGATCAGGAAATGCTTTGTAAACGGCTAACAAGTGAGGAACGGACGCTCATTACCTCTATGATGCTCGACCGATTGAACAGTGTAAATTGGGATTCGTTGAGGATTATTGAGCCGCAGATGCGCAAGATTGTGGCTATTGACCCTGCTTTTGGCGGTGATGTTTGTGCCATAACTGGCTTCGAGAACGCCAGAGTCGTTGACAAGAAGCGTGTAAGCTGGACAATGACGCACGAAGTGGTCTTTGAGGCGAAAGAGATGGCCAGGCGAATGGGCACAAAGAACTTCATTGTTGACTGTATCGGCAATGGTAAGGGCGTATCGGATGGCCTGAGCATAGACGCTGCAGGTTATCACGTCCAGGCGTTCAATTCTGCCGAGAAAGTAGAGGATTCAGACCGCTTTGCCAATAAGAAAGCGGAGGCTGTTGAGTGGTGTGCGAAGGAAATACGGCAGTTAAAGATCGAGCCGATAGAAGATCCGGAGACGAGAAGGCAGCTGGTAGCGTTGTCGAGGTATAAAATAACCAACAGCGGCAAGATGATTATGCGAAGTAACGATGAGACGAAAAAAGAACTTGGCTGTTCGCCCGATGATGGGTTATCATACATTTACGGAAGATACGGCCTCCAGTCTGTGCAGCCTGAAACTCAGAGGGAGAGCACTTACGAAACGAGAAGCCGCAGGCAGCCTTTGTCTGCTATGTCAATGTAGGAGTAATTTATGCCAACAGACGATTTGGTGCACCCTAAAACTGATGATGAAATCTTACGTAAAACTATACAGATGCGTGCGGATGGCTTAGAAGGCTCCGCTAACCTGTATGACCGTATGCGTAAAGGTGAAGATTTTACAATAGGTGAGCAATGGGACCTGCAAGTCAAGGAATCCGCAAGGTTGAAGCGTAAATTCACATTGACTATTCCGATCATTAAGCCGCAGATACTCCAGATTGCCGGTTCGGAGATACAAAACCCGCAAGACTTCATAGTCGAGAATACGCAGGGCGGTGCAGCTGCAGTCGCACGCATATTAACAGCCCTGACTAAACAAGCGGCGGATTCAGAGCGAGTGAGGTTCGAGAAATCGCACGCATTCAAAAGCGGATTGACTTCCGGGCAGGGTGCTATGGGGGTGTTTATCGATAAGACAGACGACCCGAAGCACGCCAATTTGCGTATCGAAAAACTCAACGAGCACAACACATTAGTCGACCCGAACACCAGCTCATATAACCCCAACAAGCTCGAAACCGGTGCGAAATATGTGATTTACGAGGAGTGGGTAGATAAGGAATTCCTTGAAGCTGAATATCCCGACAAGAAAGCTGACCTCGAAGGTGGTGGTTCGCAGTCGTTTCTTGGTGTCGTTGCCGGAAATATCACAGGCATTATCGACTGGATGACTGGCCGGGGTTCTAAAAAAGAATTGGGTTCCTTTGGCGACCGGTCCCGCACGGACATTGAGGTTATGGTAAAGAATCGTTACCTCAAGACGCATACTTGGTGGAGAGAACCCAAAAAGTGCGTACACTGGTACGAGAAGGGCAAGTCCGAGTTGGAATCATTATTCCTGCACAAAGACAAGGAGATTGCCGCAGCCCGAAAATCCGTTAAAGATTTCCCTGATAACTTCGAAATTGAGGAGGTAACTTCGTTTGTTATGCACCACACGTTCAGGGTTGGCAATACATTCCTGGAAGATCGTGTAGATGAGCTGAATGGTGTCCAGATGTTCCCTGTGACGTTTTACTGGCCTTACTGGGTGAATGGCTACAAATCAGGCATAGCGGAAGACCTTATCGGGACACAGGAGGAAATCAACTGGACACATTCGATGGCCTTGAATATCGTGAAGCAGATAGCGAATACTGGCTATAGGATTAAAAAGGATGTAAGGGGTGATTATGAAGCTTGGCTCGGTAGGCACGGTGGGGAAGATGGCATTGTACTCGATGAGTCAAGAGGTGGTGGCAAGGTTGAAAGATTAGAGTCTGCACGATTCCCGGCGTATGAGGTGTTTAGCCGGCAGGCGATGGATAATGTCAAGACTATCACTGGCCGGTTAGATTTGCCGGAAAGAGACCCCAAGTCGCTATCGGGCAAGGCGAAGATTGTTGATGTACAAAAGACACAGCAAGGCTCGATGTCATTATTCCTTAATTGGAATTATACACTTGCGATTATGGGCGATTTGATTGTTGACATTATCCGCAAAAATGATATATTTAGCGAAGATGAGATTAGAGCGATTGTTGACAAGGATGATTTGTTGGACTCGGAAATTTTAGACCAGGCCAAAGGCATTATAATCAACCAGCTTCGTCAGCAGGGTGGGCAGATACCAGAGCGTCCGGAGCCGTTAAATCCTATCAGGATGAATAGCGCACAGCCTGAACAGGCAGCACAGATGCTTGATGTGTTCCAGAAGGAAATGGCATTATTCGAGAAGTTTATAGATCAGGTCGAACAGGCTGCCAAGCCGATAGCCGAAAAAATACTCTTAAACTTGATTCACAGTATGAAGTCAGGAAAATACAATACGAAGGTAACGACTTCACCGATGGCCGAAACGATGCGTGCGATTAAATCGATTGAAATATCAGAATTGCAGAGGACACTTTTAGAGTCCGGCGATGTTGGCCTTGACGGTGAGGACTTGATAGAGGCTGCAGACGTGCCGAATAAGGAGCAGTTGAAGCTCGGTCGGCAGAAGAAGATTGAAACCCGGTCGGCTGTGCGGAGTGCGTAAATGCTGATAAAATCTCGGAACTTCAGCCCGACTAAATGCGAGAATACCTTCGAGAAGGACGGTTTCGGCTGGGCTCCTGGGCAGGAGAAGTCGTTCAAAGGTCGTGGAACGAATAGGAATTCGGCTCAATACGGCAAGAATTACGACAAAATAAACTGGAATAGGTAATTTTAAGGAGAACGAAGTATGAAACATGGAATTGTTATTTTAACGATGTTTTGTGTAATGTTGGTATCTGGCTGCAATGAAACCCAGAAATTCGGTCAGGGCGACCCGCCTGTTGAGTGGCAGGAAACCTTCGGCAATGACAACCTTGCCAGGCTTAATTTCGTCCAGGTGCAGACATTGAACCAGTTAAACGACCGTGTGGTGTGGTTGGAGCAGGAAAATCCAGCCGAATTGGCTAAACGGGTGAAGGGATTGGAAGTCGAGATGGGGCTTGCGGACCCGAATGGCGGGGAAGATGGTTAGATTATGATGGCAGAAAAGACACGTGAGCAGATTGAACGTGAAAACAGGTGGAAGAAATTGGATGATGCCATAGCTCTTAGTATGGCTCGGAAATCCGGTGCGAAGATGCCGAACAAGGAAGGATAATATGACCATCAAAATAACAGACCGCAGGCGTGGCAAATTACCGGCCCCGCCATTGCCCAGGGCGAAACCTGAATGGGTAGAGGCGTTTATGATACTGCTCCTGCATAAGACCGGCGGGTCTTTGACCGTATCTCTTGCAGACTTGGATAGGTTTGGGAAGCTCAAAGCGAACAACAAGACTTTAATTTCGTTTGACTCTGACAATGAAACTGTTACTATCAGAGCACCGGAAATGAAGTTGCCGGAGGAAATAGTTACTCCGAAAACGAAGATAATCACGGAGATTAACTGAAAATGGATATGGAAGATATTGAGAGAATGTATAAAGCCAGTGTAATACGTTATGGACTGGACGAAAGTTTTAGGGAAAAGGTGCACGAGATGATGCTGCTGATGCAGAGTATTCCGACATCTATGTTTCCTTCTGAAATGAAATTTGCTTAAAAAGGTTGATTATGTTTGGCAATACAAATTTTCCAGGTAGGTTTGTCGATAATAGAAAATCTAAATCTTGCGTGCGTTGGAGAGGACGATTCCACCGGCACGAATGGACAGAATGGTTATTGGGCAGGAATGGTCTCTATGGTCGTCATTGCACAAGGTGTAAGCAAACGCAGACTATGAGTATGTGTGCTAAATTGTGGGGAGATTCACTTTTCAAATATGCAATGCAGGGTATGATATTTACGAAGATAATTATGCGTAGAAAAGGCGACCAAGTGAAGTTTTTAACTGGAACGCAATGGCAAGGAAAAAAATAGAAGTGCATTAACATATAAAACTAAATTTCGGGTCTGACTGATGCCGGCCAGCTGATGTCAGCGTAAGAATAATCAAATGCAGCAGGTAAGTGCTTACCCACGTTACTTGTTGCATTTTTTTATTGCCCCCGCAAAGAAAGGATTGATTCGATGGTTGAAAAGTCAAAGAAAGAAGCTGAGGACATTGCGGACAAGGCACGAAAGGCACGGGCCGATGCTGCCAACAAGAAAAGAATCAAAGAGGCCGCAGATAAGCAGGCTGCATTGGCAAAGACACCATTGAGTGATGCGGAGAAATCGTTTATTGCCCGAATCGCACCGAGGATGAATGAGGGCAGGGCAATTATGCAGCCGAGTCCAGCCGAGATGTTACGATATTCTCAGTTGATAGGCAGGAAAGATGTTAAGTAATTTAGCTATTACAGTTATAGCGGCGGGGCAAGAGCCCCAAACTGGTTTACCAAATTGCAAGGGTATTGCAAGACTCTGCACACGCAGAGAGTTTTTGGCGGTTTCGATAAAAACCGCCCCCTACTGTAGGGAATACAGGGTTCACGGCTCAACTCAGCCGGGAAAAAAGGAGTCTTTGAAATGACGGAAGAAACAGAAATGAGTAGTGAAAGTACCAAAGAGCAGGGATTGGCTCAAGAGGCTCTGGATTCTACTGCCGAAGGAACTACTGATGTAACTTCTCCGGCTGAGTCTGAGCAACAGGGTGTGCCCTTAGCTAAACACGTAGCTTTAAGGCAACGTGCGCAGGCTGCAGAGGTGGCACAGGCAAGGGCAGAAGGCGAATTAACTGCGATGAGACAATTGCAGACGCAAAATGCCCCTGCAGCAAAATCGCCACTCGATTTAGAGGTCGAGAGGCAGGATGCTTTAGGCATTGCCGAAGAAGATATGACTATATCACCGAGGATTATTCGAGCTAATGACTTGTATAATCAACAAGTGATGAATCAGGCTACAGCAAATCGACACGCTGAAACGCTTGCCAGGACGCAATTAACATCAGCAAACAGCGCAAAGACCATACACGACGATTGGTCGGATGTTGTTAAGGCTGCTGACGGGTTGCTGACAAAAGGCGAGCTTGTTGACATTGCTGCTGCCGGTGCTGACTTCGGCGAAATTGCCTACGACAAATCCCAGAAAGCTTTAGCCAGGAATAAACCTGCTGGTACTGACACTGCTCCCCAAACGAAACCGAGCAAATTGGAAACAGTGAAAGCGCCTACGCAACAGGAGATATTGAACGATATCAACGCTGACCCGCAGACTATAGCGGCCGCACAACTGTAGAAGATTTGCTCCTAACGAAAGGAGCAATTTTATGCCAGCAACAAGTTTTGCTTTTGCTGATCCACGTGCTCAGACTGTATGGTCTCAGGCCGTATTTGTTTACGGCTTGCAGAACATGTTTTTTACCGGAATGATGGGTAAGGACAAAAACAGTCTAATACACGTAAACACCGACCTCCAAACCAGAAAGGGCGGGACAATCATCTTTGAGTCCAGAGACCCTCTTAGTGGAGCCGGTGTAGGTAATGATGGCAATACAACCGGGAGCGAGCAACGGCTTAAAAGACGTAATATGTCTTTGACGATAGCCGAAAGAGCGTCTGCGGTTGTATCTGCCGGTAAGATAAGTGAACAGTTGACATCGACGAATATCCGAGAGGATGCTAAGGTCGATTTGGGCGAGTGGGTTTCAGAAGCGCTTGAGAGCGACATCGCAACATCTGCATCCGGCCTCTACAACGAAAACTCGTCAAGTTCTGACATTCAGACAATCAACGAATCTTACCCGACTTCCGACCGTATCTTTTACGGCGGTCAGAACGCCGCAGGCACTTCGGGGCCAGGTAACTCCGGTGCAAGTTACACCACTGATGCTCTTTTAACCGCAGCCACGATTGCAAATAATTACATGGGCACAACTGTTATGGAGGCTATTAAGCGCAGATGCATCGCCGCAAGCCCGAAGTTCCGTCCAGTGATTATTCGTAATCTGTCCGGTGCGAACCCTGACGATATACGGTCAGGCAAGTTCAGCGGTCCGGTTTTAGCCAAAGTCCTGATAGTTTTGTTGGACCCGCTTCAGTGCAAATCAATAAAAGCGGAAACCGGCAATAACGGTTATCGTGCAATGGTATCAGCAGCTCAGGTCAGAGGGAATTTGAACCCGATATTTTCGGGTGCGGAATTCTACTGGGATGGAATGTTGGTATTCGAATACGACCGCATTGCCAAAAGAACCGGTGCGGGCGGCACAACCCTTGCAGAAGGTTTCTCGCTCAATGCCGGCAGGACGGCTACAGATGATGCCTGTCAAACTGGCGACACCGTAGCAAGGGCACTGTTTATGGGTGCTAACGCACTGTCATTCGGCTGGGCGCAGAAGCCCGGCTGGTCTGAGGACTACGTAGATAATAACAAACCTAAAGTTAAGGTTGATATGCTCTACGGAGTGAAACGCACAATTTTTAACGCTCACGGAACATCTACAGCGGGTTCAGACGAAGCAATTTATTGCTGCGACACTACTGTAGCTGTTGATGCTTAACAGCAGAAAGGAAGTATGATATGTTTAAGAAAATTACAATTTGTTTAGTATTTTCCTTGCTGCTTGGCACAGTATGGGCAAGAGATACAGGTCTCGTATATCACGAGATACAGGTAGTTGACGAGATAGGTAGAAACGTAACGGACATTAACGACCTTTACATCTACGCTCCTGGTGGAACTACTGATGCTGTTATTTACTCAGACAGGAACCTCCAGAACGTCATAACGATACCAATGACGGAGGATTCTACAAATACCACTTTGGTTGATGGATATGCCTCGTGGTATGGAGCTGACGGCTGGGATTTCAGCGTAACAAACGGAGATGCAGTAGGGCCACTTACCAACTCCGGGCATTTGCCGAGGACCTCATCTGATGGAACATTAGTATTTCCGTCATACAATATAGTTACATTGCCAAACGACACAGGCTTTCTTGCTTATAGCGCTGGTGGGACAACTAATCTATCAGGTGCAGGTGCAATCCCAATAACTCATAGTGTCGTTTTGTGGACTATAGCTGGTACTGTAGCCGGGACATTAGCGGATGGACAATCGCCGGGACAAATTCTGACGGTTGTTTGTGTGGCCCAAAGCGTTGGAGCTGGAACACTAACCCCTGCGTCTGTTACAGGCTGTGGATGGGCGACGGTGATATTTGCCTCTATTGGTGACTCAGCAACATTTATGTACGTCGATGCTACTATTGGATGGATAATAACTGGAACTCATGGCGTAACAACGAATGCTTTGCTTACACAGTAACAGATAAGTAAATTTGGTTTAACGGGCGGGAGGCGTTCATCCACCCTCCTTGAAACGCCTTCCGCCTTGTTTTGAAAGGGAAAAGTGTTATGGCAAAAACAGGAACACCAAAAAGAGATGGTTCTGGCAAAGGTGTCAGGGCAAATCGTGGCAGAGGTGGTTGCAAAACCACTCGAAGTACTGGTCGTAGAAAATAATTGAGGTAAATTATGACAGTAATTGTTAAAGCAGATATCATAGAGGACGTAAACGAGAACCTTCAAGTCGCTGCAAGCGGCACTGACCTTGACAGGGCAATCGTAAAGACTCTGAACGATATGAGTAACCGGGGGTTATTGGTTGGCACAGACGATACCCAGACGCTTGC